TCTAGCTTCATGATTTATGTATTTTTAATTTTAAAGTACCAGTTCCTTTAATGACTCTATGCCATTCGTGTCTTGGTATAAATATACGTTCTTTTAGGGAGGTAGGCAAGCAATTATCTAATTGTAGTTGCCAATCTGTATCTTCTAGAATTTCAACTGTTCTATCTTCATCATCGCGATGCCATAGTAGTTCAATTGGGTCTATATTTTCGTTAAATTCACGAATAATGTATTTGTCAGTAACTTCTATGTCTGTGTAGGGTTTCATTCTCCTTTACGCTCTTGCCACTCGTAAGATACACTATCTTTTACGATAGGACCACCTTTTGCCCAAGTTCTACAAGTACGAGCTGAATGGCATTTGAAGCTATGCATCCAACAGTATCCTAATCTTCCATCCTCATCTGATAATGGACCAGGCATACAATCTTCCATTCTAGGAGAAATATCAAAAGCAGCACAATTAGCACAAAGTGATTGTTTAGCTGCTTCAACTGTAGTATCCCAATGTTCTGCTAATTCATCCCAGTAATCACCAGGTTCGTCAACATTTAAAGGACCATATTTAATATAATCTGCTTTAATAGCTGAATCTCTGTTTCTAGTATTCAGTTCTAGATCTTGAGTAGGTAAAGGGCAAGCCATTGCGGCTTCATATAATTTACCTTCGACTAAATATCTTCTTAAATCAAATTCGTCCATATTATTTTGTTTTTCCCCATTTTTTACCTTTACCAGGTGTTTTACATTGAGCAGGTGTTGGGCGACATGAAGGGTATTTGGCGCGTTTTTCGCCTTTTTCTCTACCACATGCTTTATAACCTGTTATTTTACCATCTTTTCTAATAGGTGAATTACAATCAACCCATCCACCTTTTTTACCAGGTGCACCTTTACGTGAAAACCAAGTGCGAAGTGTTTCTTTTACTTTTTCAAGAATTAATTCTTCATTAATTTTAGCAAATCCAGATCCATAAGGAGCAGCTTTACCTGCTTGAGGATCATCTGCTTCTTTAATGCCTTTCCAAATTTTACCTTTACGACATCTAACTACAGCACCGGACTTATAAGCCGATGGTTTATCAAACTTACGATCAGCAATACGTAAACATCTGTCACGTTTTGCTTTTTCTTCGGCAAGAACTTCGTTAATAAGTTTCTGTAGTCTATCTTTCATCACCAGAATCCTGAAAAGGATGATTTTAATCCAAGTAATTTAGCATATCTTGGTAAGCGACAGCTCCAATAAGATGCTTTTGTTCTATCTTTTTTATTAGCACAGTCATGACGTTTTGCAAATGCTTGACGTGCTTTTGGATTACTTATTTTTGCTGATAGACCTGATGTGTCTCCAAAGGATACTTTTTTGATTTTACCTTTGTCTCTTACGTAAACATAGAATTTTTTAGAACCACCACGTTTTGGTTTTCCAATTGGTGGATTTTTCTTTTTACCTTCAGCTTCTTCAAGTTCTTCGTTTTCAAGTAAAAGCAAATCTAAAGGTACTTGAACACCTTCATATAAACCATAGTTACCTAAATCAGTTTCCTCTAAAATTTCTTTATCATCATCGTTTACATGAATGATTTCACGTAAATATAGTGAACGAGCTTCTGCCCATAAATTAAGGAACGATTCCGAACCATATCGGAACGTGTTTTCGGTAAGTGGGAGTTGATTTACAACGTGATAGCGCAGATTTTCCGATAATATTTCCTTAGGTGCTACACTTTCGTTTAATAAAACACCAGCATTACCTACGTTTTCACAAGTATTACAACCACAGTTACATTTTTCTTCTGTAACGTGGTGATATACTTCTTTGATTAGATTTCTTAGACGTGTCTTGTTCATGCTAATAAATATTAAGATGCTTTAACAAACACTGAGCTTTCTTTTGTTTGGGAGGAGGCATATCCTATTAGATCTGAAATAATTTGGTTTGGATTTTCTGCTTTATTTAAAGTATCAGCAATTTCTAGAGCTAAAAATTTGGATATTCTATAGCTATTTTTTTGGTTTAATGTTTTTTTAGGATCATCATAATACGATTCAAAATCAGCATCAGATAGTTGTGGAATATTTCCCCAAAGAGTTTTAAATTTATTTTTAAAATCAGGATCATCGTTTACTACCTCATCTTTTATTTCAGTAGGTGAGGACAAATCAAATCCGTTATCAGCAAATACTTTTTTAATAATAGAGTACCCAACTTTTCCTCCAGCTGCTTTTTTTAAAGCTAATTCTCCCATGAATCCAGTTAAAGCATTAAAGTTTCTAAATTCAATTTTAGAACCATCACTTAATAAAACATATGCCTTAGCATGTGAAGGATTAACTTCTATTCCGGTAATTTCATATTTATTATCTTCAGAAGATCCAGCATTATATACTTTTAAAGTAACATTTTTATCTGCTTTTTTTAAGGAAACTCCTACAATTGTACCATTATTGTATTTTTCTAACAATAATGCATTTATTTCTCCTAAAGTATTTGGCCATGTAATTTCCAATTCTTCAGGGGATACCATCCAAATATCAGCAGGATTCCATTTATTAATATCTTTGATACCTGCTTCTTTTAAAAGTGGTTTAACTTTATTTTCTAAATTTTTAACCCAGTTAGATCCTCTATTGTGAATAAAAGGACCAGAGTATTGTTTAGCTAATGCATTAGCAATTCCAACACTTGATATTAACCACCCTCTATTAGTTTTAAGTAAATTAGCAGCACTTTCAAAATCAGTAACTGCAATTTTACTTTTAGAAGCTTGAATAGCTTCATCTGTTATGGATTCTTCAGTTATGTCTTCTGGGGAGTTATATCTAATAGCATTTGCTATACATTGGGCAGATTCTGCTTGGGCTGTAAGTTCAGATCCTCCTCGCATTCCACCTCCACCTCCAAAATCAGCAGTCTTTTTTAAATCGGATGTAGTGATAGTTTTACCATCTTCATCAACTCCTAAAGTAATAGCTTTATCTATTTTTATTTTTCCTTGGAGTTGAGCTAAAACATCTTTTTTATCAGTTACAGTAAATGAACCCCCTCTATCAAGTTCTAAAGGTTCGTCATTTGAAATCTTATTAACTAGAATTTCAATTCTTGATACTTTTCTACCTCCACCAAAAGTAGCATCTTTACTCAATTCAGATGGAGTTAATTTTGTTTCTTCAAGACTAACTTCAATGCCTAGTTTTTTTATCTCATTTTCCAAAATTAAAATATCCTGCTCATTTTTCATGTCAGGATATCCTTTTGGAAATTTATATGCTATACTATATAAGAATTTTTCTAAAACGTCCATTATGCTTCAGGTGTTTCTTCAGGTGTTTCTGCTGGTGGGGTTTCTGCTGGAGTTTCAGCTCCTGGGAGTTCTGCTCCTAGGTCAGCTGCACCGCCTTCTGCTGCTCCCTCTTCAACTTTAGCTCCATAACGTAAAAGATTTGCTATGGATTGAGCTGCTCTTTCTTCTTCTGGTAAGTTAAGTAGGTAATATTTTTTACCTTCAACTTGTGCAATCCAACTACGTTTACCATAGATCAAATAAAACATTTGATCATTTTGTAAATTAATACGAAATGTAGTAGGACGTGGGGCAACCCAATCAATTGATGCTACAAAGCTATCATATTCTGGGGTGAGTAAGTCAACGATAACTGCTTTTAGCTCAGGAAATTTAGTCAATTCATCATATTGAACTGCCTCTTCAGGTGTTACTGTTATATTTGAGTATACCTGCTTAGTTAAAGCCCTAAGTCTATTTACAAGTTCTTCGCGTGTCATTATTTTTTAGATTTTTCTAATTCTGCTCTTCGCTTAATTAATTTTTGCATTTCTGCATCTCCGGCATTTTTTCCTTTTGATTTCAAATCTGCAATTTGTTTTTCAATTTTAGCGTATTCGCCTTTAGATTCTTGTAATTTAGCTAAAACAGCTTCTTTAATTTTTTTCTTAATTTTATCTTCAGCAGATAAATAAGCGGCTACAGCCATTTTATCTTTTTTTCCTTTAGATTTATTTTGAAATTGTGGTGCATCAGATTTTCTAAAATCATCAACATATGCACCGGCACCCATAGAAGGTTTTAATTTTTCGTCAATACCTTTAAATGGCATGCCTATTTTTTCAGATTTTTCAGGAGTCATTTCTTCACCTATAGCACCTTCTTCAGAAGCTACATCTACCATAGCATCAATTTGAGGTTCTTTTGTTTCAAAATCAAGATAATGTTTTGCTGAAACTAGCATAGATTTGGCTTGGATAATTTTTGACTGCCACCAATGTGGGAAATCAACTTCTTGTTCACCTTCAAATTGATCAACCATTTTGTAAAGTTCCATAGCATATTTTCCAATACGATATAGATCTGCTTTAAGCATATGTGGTTCATCATCTGTGTGGCCTAGATCAAGGTCTTCGTTTAAAGTTTTAGTAAATTCTTTAGCTTCATCTTCGGATTGAAATACTTTTTCTTTTTTACCATCCATGGTTTTATAAGTAACAATCCAAAAACGACCTTCTGGTTCAATAGACCATTTTTCTCCAGAATATAAATTAGCTTCGTCTAATTCACCTTGTTTTTTTAAGATAGCTTTTTGTAAACCATCCGGCAAATCTTTACGTTTATCATCAAATTTATCATCGTATTGAGATGTAAATGCAGTTGATTTTTTCTTTTCAGATAAAGCATCAATAACCATTTCTCTTAATCTAGTATCTTCCATTGTTTCTTCTGGTTGTGGTTCTTCAATTGTGTTGGCTGCTTGTCTTTTTACTTGATTAACAGCAGTTCCATAAGCTACATTTTCGGCATTTTTACCATGTTTTCTAACTAATCTATCTCTACGTTTTGGATCGTTTACGATTGCCAAAAAATTGTCATAGATTTTTTTAGATTCCTCTGGTGAAAATGCCTCATGTAGTTTCATTCTTAAGCTTTGTCTTCTGCAGTTGAAGTCTTTTTGAAATCTGCTGCAAGTTTTTTAATGCTATTAGCTGCACTGCGTGCACGTCCACGAGCTGCTTTTGATGTTTTAGCGTGCTCAGCTTCCATAATAGCAACTTGTTCTTTGATTGCGTCTAAAAGTTCTGTTGTGTTCATAGATTTTATTAATTATAGATTATTAAATATTAGTCTTCGCCACCCCCAATATATTCGCTAACGAAAAATTTAAGTGTGTTTCCAACTTGTGTTTCAAGTTTTTCATTGCCCATTCCTTTGGCAATTTTAAATGCTGACATTAAGTGGTCCATTAGGTCACCTTCTGTGCCTTCCATATCAGCAGAAATATCTTCTAAACCACCAGTAGTAGAAGGTGCTTCTTCAGCAGGCATTTCTTCTTCAGTATCAGTTACTTCAACGTCTTCAACGTCTTCTACTTCTTCATCTTTCTTTGCTTCTTCAAAACTACCAAATCCACCATCTAGAAGTGCTTCATTTTCTTCATCTTCTTCTTCTTTGGTTTTATCACCTTCGTAAACTGGGGAATAGTCTTCAGCTTCAACAGCGGCACCGTCTAATTCAGCAATAATCATTTCTTTGATTTTTGCTTTCATTTCTTCACGTTTACCAGCTTTTTTACCTTCTTCGTATTCGTAAGCAGCTTCACCTTCGTTAAGTGATTTGATTGTAGGATTTAGGTTCTCAAGGGCTTTATTTTCCTTTAAGAATTTTTTTAAGTCAAAATTATCCATTATTTCTTTTTATTATTTGTGTATAAATATTCGGAAAGGAGTGTTCCTATAACTCCTACCTTCTGTCTAATAAAAGACCATTCGTCTCTCACTAAATGATGTGGTTCTTTAAATGATATACCTAATATACCAATTAAATGATCATCTAAACTATATAACCCAAGCATACAAATAGATTTAGTACCAAATTGAAGGGTTAAATGTTCTAGGCCGTAAGTATCTTCTGCAGTAGATACATCATCAATTGCTAATTCTGTATCCTTGTATATTTTAGCTAGTACTCTAGGAAATAGAGATACTGGGATATTTTGGAATGTGTGTTGAATATTTGGGGTATTTGGGGCTGTTTTTTCGTGAAAGAAAGAAAATTTCTGGATGGATTTGCCTGTAGGATAAAAATGACCTCCATTATGAAATTGAGCTATCCAAATGCGATCACAATTAAGTTCTTCCATAATTACATCTAATTGATCTTCTATTAGATTAGATGTTTCAAGGGCCTCACGTACAGGGGTTTGGATTTCTTTTTTCTCTAGTTTAAGTTTAACCCATGCTACTGCAATAGGTCCAATTACAGCGGTAATTAACGCTACAATTATAGTTTCAATCATTATAATCGTTTCCATCATTTTTTAAGTGAATTTAGGTATTTAATTGCATCATCTAAAGACTGTTGAGCACGCTCTTTGTCTATTCCACCAACCCATTTTTGTACTTCACCGTTTTCAGAAACAAATCCATTTGCTGTATCTAAAAGTATGTTAGAAAACCAATTTTTATATTCTTGTATTTGTAAATCTATTTCAGCATTAAATGTTTTATTAGTATAATCTTCCCAAGTACCAGCAATTTTCATTTGTGTTTCTGTTACTGTTCGGCAATCTAAACATTCGTTGTATGCTTTAAAATAAAATGGATCTAGCTGCTTATCCATTACTTGTTTACATTTTGGGCAAAACAATGGAACAGCTGCTTTTTTAATTTTATCTAGTTTGGTAACGTTTTCTTTGATACCATCTCGGATAGTCCAAGTTTTACCTTTTTCTTCCCAAACATCACCTTCTTTATGTGATTGTTGTTCTTCACCACTATAACCAATGCCAATAGTAGTACGGTCACCGGATTTACCTTTTACAAGGTTGCGTAAACGTTCTACATCACGTTTTTGAAACTCTTTTTTTAAAACATTATCTGCCATTATATGCCTAGATCTTTTAGTTGTTGAATTGTATTTGCTGCTGAGGTATGGTGGATGCCAATTCCACCGTTAGCGATCCATCCTGCAATAGTATCTTCTCTGTCGTCTATTAAAATACGATTTTTTCCAGAAAATTCTGGTTTTAAGGCTGCTCTTCTAAAATATACATTTTTTGCTTCAGGTAATTCTCTTTCTACCCATTCACGTTTTGCAATTTTAGAGCCAGGATCTCTTGAGGGAGCTGTTAAAACGTATGGATTATACCCTTTGATATGATTCCAAAGCATTTTTCCATCAGGCATCCAAGGTAAATTTACCCAATAATCATATTCTTCTAAATCTTTTTCCTTTAAACTATTACCTAACAACGCCCAAAATTCATTTTTGTCTTGAACATCTTTATGGTTAGTACTTTTACCTGTTAGTTCTTGATATCCTTTATCAAAGTCAACTAATACACCATCCATATCACAAAAAATGAGATATTTTGGTTTAATGGCTTCGTATAAATCTAATAAATTTGGCATTGTTTAAAGTTAGAATTTAGGCAAATTTAAGGCAGGTAATCTGCGTCTCCAAAGATTTAGTATTTCTTCCTTTTGTTCAGGGGTAATATCTTGAGCGTCTAAATATGTGTTAATAACATCTCCAAATGGACGTTTTTCTTTTTTAGCGCGAAAATACATTCCTTGCAAATTTGCATCTATTTCTTTTTCAAGTTTAAAATAATCTGCTTTTGGTAACATTTCCATGTCTATCATTTGACGGATAAACATATCATCATCCATTGTTTTAGCAGGATTAGATGTAAAGCCTTCACCATGAGTTAAATGTTCAATTTCGTGACGAATTACATCTTTTAAATTCATTGATATTTCTTCCCAAAATTCAGGAAGTTTTTCAGGGTCTATTTCAAAACGTACTTGAATATAATCTTCTGAATCATCAGCACCACCATCTACACTTAATTTTCCTAGATTAGGTACAACTGAAAGATTAGCATCTATAGTGATTTCTTCGTCTCCAAATGCAAATGAATCTTCAAATCGAGATGCTAAAGCACCATTGTTGATATCTTCTCTCCATTGGTTGAAAATTTTGGAGGAAATAGTATTTGAAATTTTATCATAACGACCTTCAGTTAATACACCTTCAGTTAATGTATCTGTCCAATTACGAAAAGTCATATTGCCTTTTTCATATGCTTCTCTTTCAATTTCAGGTAGATCACCTTCTTCGTTTGTATTTTGAGTAGTGATATTTTGTAATTTACCATTACAATTTTGTTCATGATGAATCATTTCATGCGCATATGAACGCATAACATCCTTTGGATGACGATTCATTGTATAAAGTACTATAACGCGATTATTCGGGTCATAGTATGCTGTTTTACCAAAGAAATTTTGAGCATTTTCAGCATCATCATCTACAAATTTTACTTTAGGTAAAGGTTGAATATTCATTCCTTTATCTAACATATATTCTGTAAGTGATTTAATCATTGGGGGATAGCTGAATTTGCTTGGTTCAGCATACATTTCTTCAATAGGAGTTTTAGCTAAAATAGACCAAACTTTATCTTTTTCTTCGCCTGTAAGTTCAGTTGGCAAGTATTTTTGGAATCGTTCTTTTTCCCCACCAATTAAAGCAGCACGTGTATTTGTACCACTTACTCTATCTTCACCTTCTTCCGAACGAATAACAAGTGGTTTAAAATTTTCGTATTTACCTTCTAAACTATCAAAACGTTTTAAATCACCTAAATCCATTTCACCACGAATACCTACTACAGGATAGTACATGTTTTGTGGATTATTTTTGATAAGTGAATTAACATCAGCTACAGGAGAAGTATTATCTGAAATTTGAATTTCAACATTAGCTGGGAGGTATTTTTTATAAAGGTTCCAAATTTCTAGGCTTTCCTCTTTAGAAACACCATCTCTATTTTTATGACCAATTAAGACAATTACTTTGTCTATATTTGAATTTTTAGCTACCTCATCAACCAAAGAAAAATGACCTATTGTTGGTGGTTTAAAACCACCAGGTACTAGAGCAATATTTTGCCCTTCTACCTCTAAAATAGGTTGTATGAGTGATTTAACGAACGAATTCATTTATTTTATTTTTTGCAGTCTCTATAGAATCAAATTCAGGTAATTGGTTTACCATAGATTCAATATCTTTATTTAGTTGAGCTTTATCAGCATTTGATTTTGCTTGTTCCTCTGGTGTTTTTGGTTTTCCTGTAGCAGAAGAAGCTTGAAGAAATGGTTCAAGTAAATCTATATTAAATTCTTGGTTTGCATCTTCTGGGTTGTTGTTTATTAAGAGGAAGTTACTTCCAAATGCTTGTTTATAGGTTTCAATGTTTTTATTTACATCTCTCCAGGTACGCAATACAATTCCAGGCATTAAACTTCTATCACGCTTTTGATTACGTTCAAGTGAAGTTAAGGGAGAAACATAGATCATTAACATCAATGTTTCATACCCTAAATCTTCTAGTTGTTGTTTTTTCTTTAAAACAGGTCCAGAAGCAGCACCAGTTCCATCAATGATTATATTATTTTTATCTTCTATTGATTTAGCTAATTTATTTTTAGTAACGTCTCTAGCTTGAGCTTGTAATTTAGAAGCTTGAGATAATTGGTCAGGTGTAAAATCCTTTTGTTTTAAACCAATTCCACTTGCTTTTAATAGTTCTTCATATGTGTCATCTGAATTGATGACTTGGTATGATGAGGGGAGTAAATTATCAAGTTGAGTTGGGAAGTCAGGATTTGATTTGTAAGTAGAGGATTTTCCTCCTCCGGCAGAGCCAGCTAAAAATATAGCTTTAGGAGTGCCTTGTACTTCCTTCAATAATTGAACCAAACTTATCATACTTATACATATTATGCTTCTTTCCTAACACTCGTTTTAAACTCAGTAAATACTGGTGCTTCATTTGGATTTTCTAGATCAAATAAACGCTTTACTGTTTTAAAAATTTCAATATTTTCTTCTTGTGTACGAGATGGCAAAATCATTTCCCATCCTTTACCTTGCATTTTATCTTTAGATGCTTTACGTTTGTTTGATTTTAACCACAAGATACCAGTTTTATCAGGTTTAACACCAAAACATTCCTCATAACAATGAGCATAAACCGCAGCCTGTAGTTCATATGTAGTCTGGATATGGTTGGATGTTTTATGGTCAATAATCCAAAGATCATTTCCAATTTTACAAACTAAATCAGTTGTACCTGCTACTCTAAGTGTATCTGAAAATAAATGGATTTCTTGGTCAATTAATTCAGGTTGGTGGGTTTCCCAAAAATCAACAAAACGTAAAAACATTTGCCAAATACTTGGATCATGCTGTGGATAACCAGATTCATTTAAAAAGTTCATTTCTTTACCTTCTAAATATTCTTCAATCATTTCATGTACTTTGGTTCCATCTTCACCAGCTTTTCTAACAATATAATCAGCTGAGCGGCCCATATTTTTTAGCCATTCTTCAAAATGTTTTCCTTTAGGATAACAACTTAAGACATGGGTAATTGAAGGATAATACTCTCCATTTCGTCTATAGTATCTAGAGTCTGGGAGAGTAATTTGTTTTGCATCTTCGGAAATTTCAAGGATACGGTTGTTAACATGTTTAATGTTACGTTTTTTCATATAATTGATAATTTTTTCTCCATTAACTTATATTGCGTTAAAGGAGAAACGGTTTGTACTAATTTGGTAAATTCTTCAAATCCCATTTCACTAGGATCTTTTCCTTTGAGTTCTACCAAATACACTTCTTTACCAATGTCCAAAAGCTGTTCACAAAAACCAAGGGCTTTTGAAATAGCATCATTGTCTAATGCAATATATATTTTTTGTACTTTGGATTCTACCAACTTTTTCATTAAAGATGGTTGGATATTTTTACCTAAAAGTGGAATTACGTTGCGTTTGATTGCCATAGCATCAAATGGTCCTTCACATATAATAATAGGCAAATCCCAGTTAATAAACAATTCAAACGGTATAATATCACGAGACGTTTCGGGGTTGCGGTATTTGGTGAATGGATTTTTCTCGAATGATCTCGCGGTAAAATAATTTAATTTACCGGTGTTATCATACGAGGGTATAACAATCATATTAGCAAATTGACCTGAATCGCAATAGCCAATATTATATTTTAAAATATCTTGTTTGGTGGTATTTCTCTTTTTAAGATAAGCTAGAGCATGTTTTGCTATAATATCTTTGTTGTTTGGAAATGTTTTGAATTCCTTTGGTAACTCAAGTAGAGCATGTTTTACTTCTCCTATATCTTCGGTAGAAACATTTTTAACTAGTTTACCTAGTTCTTGAAAATAAGAGGCATCAACTTGGATTTGTTTAAATAAACTTTTAACTGTTTTACCTTTCTTACCACAAGCCCAACAAGCCCATTGGTTTATTCCATCTTTATTTTCAGTAAAATTGACTTCGAGTTTTGGTTTGTGGTGATGGCAAAATGGACAAGTATATGCTTGATTTCCTCTAGCGGTACGTTTACCAGGACCTAAAGCACGATTGACTAGATTAACTAATAACTCATTTACCATATATATAAGATATGCTATCTTTTTCAGATATCAAAATCTCTTCGGAAAAACTTGCCTAAAATGTTGTCATTAAAATATAGATCAGGTTCCTCTAACACTCTATAAACAAACAAAGTTTGTGTTTCATAGTACGTTAAGAGTTTTTTGGTAGGACACATGATTAAAATTTCGCGTTTAAAATTTTCTAATGGTTCCGTTTTTTTAAGTTCAAGCAATGTTTTGTTTGAACCCCAATATTTTTTCCAATCTGATTCAGCAATTACCATTTTATAGGAAGCTCTACGGCCCGCTATACCTTCATACATTGCAAGTTCCTTTTTAGTTAGCTTTACTTTTCTGTTATGGTAAAGTACTTTTTTGCCAATATAGGATTTGCCTGAAGGTATATGGGTTATCTTGTAGATGAATCCAAAGGTATCATTTGGGAATTGGGAAAATTCCTCAATTTCTTCTTTTTTATATAACCAATTCATAATTTAAAATATTAACTAGGAATATAAATTACATGATAATGTGCTATGGAATTATTTGGAGCATTTACAGTATTAAAAGTAATTGCCCCTCCAGCTGAGAGGCCTCTTACATATATTGAACCTGTACCGTATTGAACAGAATCCCCTTCTAAAGTAGCAGTTACCCAAACATTAGTTCCTAAAGTTTTACCTGCTAATCCAGTTAAATTAGAAGTTATACCTGTTCCTCCACCTATTTTTACAGTACCAGCATAAAATTTAAAAGTTGCTTCTATAAGAGATCCACCTTGATTACTATATCCTTGGCTATTAACTTGAGTCACTGTTCCCCCACCACCATTTAAAGCATATGATGCTGTAACAGCATATGAAGAAGATAGAGCATATGAAGCCGTGGTTGAAATTGAAGCCGTTAAAGCATATGAAGCACTAGTAGCAGTAGATGCATTTCCAATTAAACTACCACTAACAGTAACATTATATTCTCCTGTTGTACCTCCACCTGGGGTGAATGCATCGTAGAGTTGAAGAATATCTGTTGGTTCTATTGTATTACCATCTAAAATATTTGAAGAATCTAAAGTTGCCATAATTTATAAATCTAAATTTATTAATATTGTTGTGTCTGTAACTGCGGAAGTTGGTAATGGTTGAGCAAGTTTTGCTACCGCTAACAAGTTATAACTATTGTCATATAGTCCCACTGTTGTAACATAAGGTGAAAAATATGAACCTGTTGCAAAATCATATACAACCCCACTGTTTGTACTTCCAGAAACTAGTGTTGGATTTTGGGAGAAATTAAATTCATTTTCTCGCATAGTGCACTTGTACTGTGTTTCATATATTGTAACTGTGGAGGAAAATGAACAAGTTATATTAGATCCAGTAATAAAACCTTCTATAAATGAAGAATCACCTATACCATAACTACTAGTTCCATATGTAGCAAATCCATATCCATCTTGTTTTGGAATACCATCACTTGTTAAAATGATCATTCCATGTTCATATATTATGTCTCCTACTTTTAAACTTCCAGATATAACATTTCCTTCACCATCGTCATGTAAAGTAAATAATGTATTAGATAATGCTAATGTTCCTGGTTTAATATATTCTCCAAATAAATTTGAGGGGATAGTAATAACTCCTACAATATCATTTGATCCTGTAGGAAAATATCTATCTGCTAAAAGAGTAGATGATAAATAATTGTAGTAATTTGGAGTATAAGCAGCACCTGTTATAGTTCCATCTGTATTAAATGAAGCAGTAGCTGCAGGAGAGCCATCTGAGTTTAAAAGGTAGTTAGAATAATAAAGTTCTCGGATTGAACGATATACTAAGATTTCATCTTGGGTAGTAATTTGTCCTGTTGGATATGAACCAGAAACCCATGGAAGTATAGTAATATTTCTTCCAATGTATCTGTCAATTTCTACGTTTGAGGCTGTTAATTCATTTCCTATAAAGGTAAATGATTTATTTACCTCAAAAGGAGATACAATGACATCAGACGTTATAAATGACTTGAATACGCTCATTCATTCTTAGAAATCTAGTTTAACTCGTACGAGTGCTTCTTTGGTGAAGTCTTTTAATAATGGACGTGACATTTTAGCAACTGCTAATAAGTCGTTACTATCATTATACATTCCTACAGTTGTAATATAAACTTGAGGTGAATTAATAAAGTTGTCGTAAATTACTTCACCTGTAGAACCTGAAATAAATGATGGGTTTTCTGAATAATTGAATTCTGAGTTTCTTGCTCTAACAAACACATAATCTGAAGTAATTGTTTCTTGGGAATTGAGAGCGAATGATTCACCTAATGAAATAGCTTCAAACAAACGTTGAGTATTTAAACCATCTGAATTATTTGAGCGGGATGGGAATAATTGAATTGATTGAGATACTGCAAATGGGTTAATTAAAATAGTTCCTAAATCAGGGAATACTAAACCGTATGAACCTGAATTGGTTACGTATCCGTTACCAGATAAATTTCCGGCAGTACCATTTGAACCTGAAATTAATTGGTATACTCTAGTTGAGCCAAGAAATACACTTACAGGATTATCAAGAGAATCATCAGTTAAGTTAATAAGACCTCCAGAACCTGAGAGTTGTAAATTTAATGATCCGGGGAATAAGGATTGTTTGTAATTTGCACGTTCAATGGATAGTACCCAAAAGAATGATCCTGTTAGAATATTATTTCCCTTACCAAAAGTAAAGCTAGCATTTTCATCTTCTAAAATTAATGAACGATATTGTCCATAAATTGTTTTAGTATATGAATTTTGTGGTACAAGTGTATTATATAATGCACTACCACTTCCTAATAAATCAGCATATGCAATATCAAATTGTACTTGTGCTGTTGAAAGGTTAGATGCAGTTTGATATACACTTAAATAATAATTTCCAGATGATCCAACTGCTTGAACAGAAGATGTATAAAATTCAGTTAATGTAGGAGCTCCGGTTGACCAAAGTGTAGAAGTGATTGAGTCACTACTCACTACAAAATCTTCAGGATCAAATCTTTTAAACGCCATGGTTTATATTTTAGTTAGTTTTATTAATTGTTACAGGGATTGTTAAACGAGCACCACTATCTAAACCTACAACTGTTAATGTAGCAGATAATTGTGTATTTGTACCGAATAATGTATTAACTGTAGTTGCACGTAAATTAATTTGTGAACCAATTACTGTTGTTGATACATTTGTTCCAAGTGTAGTAGTTGAAGTAACGGCTGCGTTAGCTGCAGTTGCTGCTTCTGTATTAATTCCAATTCCAGTGAATGTGCTGAATAGGCGAACATCGGAAATAGTAGCTGAATAGCCGCTAGTTTCAAATGTTTGGGTATTACCTAGATAATTCAATGTTTGAGGAGTGATTGCAAGTGAAGCTCCTTGAACTAATGTAATAGCAGAGTAACCTAAATCAAGTACAGGTAATTTAGCTGTTCCACGTGGTAGAGTAGCTAATTTATATTTCATAATTTGGGTTTCAATTGGAAATGCTTCAAGTAGAGGCATGTTTTGAATTGCTTCACCATAGAATGAAGATCCGGATGGATGAGTTGGATTATATAAAGTATAATCAATTTCATCATCTGCTAAAGCAAATTGTGTAATACGGAACGAACCGTCATTTTTTGCTAAAAGTTCTCTACCTTTATTTGTTAAAATCGCATCAACTGTTACGACTTGGTTATTTAAATATCCCATTGTGTTTTATTATTGGTGTATTATATGTAATAAA